CTACTACATAAACTGGTGCAAAATTGATGTCGGCTATCCTGATTACAGAGATAGGGACAGAAGGTTCTTTACATTTTGGGAAGCGTGCGTAAAAGACCCTAAGTCTTACGGTATGATTATGGTAAAACACAGACGAGAAGGTGCGTCCTGGAAAGGAGCAGCTATGGCTTTGTATTACATAACTCAAAACTTTAATGCTCACGGTGGATTGCTGTCTAAAACTGGTAAGGATGCTAAGGATTTATTTGAAAAGGTTGTATACCTATTTAGAGGAATGCCTGAGTTCTTCCAACCAATAATTGATGGTACAGATAATCCAAAATCAACATTAAGTTTCAGAAAGCCTGGAGAGAAGATTACTAAGAATAATAAGAAAATTTCTAAGTCAGAAGCTCTTAATTCAAAAATAGACTTTAGAAACACTAGAGATAACTCATATGACTCCACAAAACTAAAGTTCTTTATGTCTGATGAGGCTGGTAAGTGGAAAGAGGCTAGTTTAAAAAAGAACTGGCAGATTGTGAGACCATGTTTGACTCAGGGAATAAACATATACGGAAAATGCTTTATGCCTTCTACGGTTAATGAAATGACTGAAGGTGGTGAAGAGTTGAAAAACGTATGGCAAGATTCAGACATCAACAACAAAGATGCTAACGGCTATACTTTATCTGGTCTATACAGATACTTTACTCCTGTTTATGATGGTTACGAAGGATTTATTGATGAGTACGGAAACTCAGTGATAGAAGCTCCAGAAAAACCGATAAAAGCAGTTGAGGGGCACATGATAGATGTTGGCTCTAAAGAATACTTTGAAAATAGAAGGGAAGCAATAATAGATACTTCTAAATTGTCAGAAGAAAAAAGACAATACCCTTTTAGCCCAGAAGAGGCTTTTAGAAAAGAAGGGAATAACAGCATATTTGATGTAGAAAAAATATATCAACAACTAGATTATCTAGAAGATTACGGAGAGCGTTTTGTTACTAAAGGAAACTTTATATGGAAGAATGGGGTTCAAGATTCAGAGGTTACATTTAAGCCAGACAAAACAGGAAAATTTCTTATCAGTTGGGTTCCTTCTGCGGAAGACCAAAACCTATACTACGATAAGTTAAATACTCCAGGAAATAAAGACACAATGGTTGCTGGGTGTGACCCAGTAGACCACGACACAACAACTGACGGTAGGCGTTCTGATGCGGCTGCTTACGTTTTTAAAAAATTTGGAATGGACTCAGAGCATGCTCACTCTTTTGTTTGTGAGTATTTAGCGAGACCACCTAAAGTAAAGATTTTTTACGAAGACATGGTTATGATGTGTAAATTTTATGGGTGTGAAATATTAGTCGAGAACAACAAGATAGGACTAATAAATCACTTTAAGGAAAGAGGATATGAAGCTTACCTTATGCAAAGACCAGAAAACACACACACTAAGTTTAGTAGAAAGCAAAAAGAATATGGCGTTCCAACAACTGGTAGAGTTGTTATTAACGCAATATCAGACTCAGTTCAAGCCTATGTTTATGACTTTGTGGGCTATTTAGAAGGTGGAGAAATGGGAGTTTGTTATTTTGAAAGATTACTAAAAGACTGGTCTCAATATGAGCCAGAGAACAGAACAAAATATGATAGCACGATTGCCAGTGGCTTAGCTTTAATAGCTGCGAATAAAAATGCTGTTAAGAAAGAAAAAGAAAAGAAAGTGTCACAACCTTTTGTAAGAAGGTATGATAACTCTGGAAATATGTCAAAACTTATATAAAAAAAAAATGTCTAAAAAACAAGGTATTTACGCTGGTTATCCAGACCCATTAGCTACACCAGAAGAAAAAATGAACCCTGAGTATGGTTTGCAGTATTTTAAAAAAATGTACGCAGACTTTGCTGGAGAAGATGGTAGCCTTTACGGTTCTAGAAGAAGAAGATATATTGTCAATAGAGAGTATGCAGAAGGAATGCAGAATGTTGGTAAGTATAAAAAATTACTAGGAAACAATGGAGACTTATCTTACCTATCTCTTGACTGGTCGGTAGTTCCAGTAATACCAAAATTTGTAGATGTAATTGTTGGTGGTTTAACAAATCAAGATTACGAAATCAAATGTACTGGTATAGATAAAGTAGCTCAAGAAGAAAAGTTTAAAGAAGAAATGAGATTGTCTGCTAAGATGATGCTTAGTGACTTTACAAAAGACTTGGAGATAATGACGGACATTCCTTTAGGGGGAGACGAAAAACTTCCTTCAGATGCCGAAGAATTAGAGTTGCACATGCAATTAAACTACAAGCAAGCTGTTGAAATAGCAATGGAACAAGGAATTGACCTTTGCTTCTCAATAAACAACTGGAAAGAAATTACAAGAAGAGTTATTCGTGACTTAACTGTTGTTGGATTTGGAGCTACAAAAACATACAGCGATAAAGAGGGTATTCATGTTAGATATGTAGACCCTGCAAACTTAGTTATTTCTCACTCTAACGACCCAGACTTTAGCGATATGTCTCACGCTGGTGAAGTAAAATACTACACTATACATGACGTAAGAAAAATGGCTGGAGACTACTTTACAGAAGCTGAGTATGAAGAGATAGCTAACTCTGTTGCTGGTAAGTATGACAACCCTATAGATGTTCCTACTCAAAAAACATACTACAAAGGGTACGAAATGTACCAGTATGATAGCTTTAGAGTTGCTGTTTTAGACGCTGAGTTTAAGACGGTAGATAACATGAGGTACGAAAAGAAATATAACGCTTACGGAAACTACACTGTAAACAAAAGAGACTCTAAGTATAAGCTTCCTAAAAAGTCTAGATACAAAAGAGAGATGCTAACAAACCCTGTAGAAATGGTTTACAAGGGTAAATATATTATTGGAACTGAATTTATCTTTGACTATGGTAGAGCTGACAACATGATAAGACCTAAGTCTAACAAAAGTAAAGTTAGAATGTCTTACTCTGTTTATATGCCTAATCAGATAAATCTAAACAATAAGTCTTTGGTGGAAAGAATGATGCCTTTTGCAGACCAAATACAAATTGCACACCTAAAAATCCAACAACTTATAGCAAAAGCTAAACCTAAGGGAGCTGCTTTTGAAATCGGTTCTTTAGAAAACGTAATGATGGGTGACGGTGGTGAGTTTACTCCACTAGACGTTCAAGATGTTTACGAAGCTACTGGTAATATATACTATAGACTTCAACAAGAAGACGGCTCTATGGGAACCCCTAATCCTATTCAGGAACTATCTGGAGGTATAGGAGGTGCTCTTAATGAACTTATGGCTATTGTTAATTACAACATGCAGCAAATAAGAACTGTAACTGGAGTTAATGAAACAAGAGAAGGTGCTGCTCCAGATAAAGAAGCTTTAGTTGGAGTTCAAAAACTATCTCTATTAGCTTCAAACAATGCTACAAGAGGGCTTAATCAAGCTTACCTTTCTATAATGGAAGGCTCTGCTAAGTCTGCGGCTTTAAGAATACAGCACTTCGTTAAATATAACAAAAACTATATTGGGTACATCAATAACATAGGTGAAATGGGACTTAAGAGTATTGAGGTAACTTCTGATATACACCCTCATGATTTCGGAATAATTATTGAAGCTCTTCCAGACGAGGAAGAAAAAGCATTGTTAGAAAACAATATCCAAATGTCTTTATCTAGAGACGAGCTAAGGATAGAGGACGCTATAATGCTTAGAACAATAAGAAACGTTAAGCTTGCAAACCAAATGCTTATACTTAGAAGAAAAAAGTATAACGCAGAAAAAATGGAGATAGCTAGACAGAATTCTGAAATGAATGCTCAAATACAGGAAAGAGCTGCTGGGGCTAAAGCACAGGCTGATGCTCAAATAGAGCAAGTTAAAATGCAAGCTAGGCAAGCATCTATTCAAGCTGAGTATCAGATGAAAGAAGCGTTTGCTCAAGCAGAGCACCAAAGAGAGTTGGAAAGAATCAGAATGTCTGGAGATATTAAGACTGAGCACATAAAAGTAGCTAGTTCTGACATAGATTCGGATTTAACTAGAATAAGAAAGAGATAATTTTGTTTTTATTAACATAATTGTTAATTTTGCAAATCGAATACTAATTTAATATATTTTAATTATGGCTGGATTTGAAGACCAGATTGCTAAAAGCTTAAATGTAAATATTAAGGAAGAAGCAGAAAACAAGGAGGTTGTGGAAACTCCTGTAGCCGAAGAAGTTTCAACAGAAAACGTTGAAGCAAACACGGAAACAAAAATAGAACCACAAGAACAAAACGTTCCTACAAATACTGAATTAACTTCTGAAAGCGAGAACCAAGCTTCAGTCCCTAGTTTTGATGAACTGCTATCCGAAAAGAGTGGCGGTAAATACAAATCTTACACTGAA